CGGCGACTTGCCGTACCGGCGGTCCTTAACAGCTGATTCACTCCCAAACCCTTGCGAGTCGAGTCATGAGATAACGCACCGACTTGGTCGCTCTCTTCCGAGAGCAACCATTCCCCATATTTGGGGCTTCCGCGACTGAACCTAAGTTCAGAAGTAGGAAACAATGCGTTATTATAGCGATACCAATCGCTAGCTGGGTCCACCGGGTGGTTAACCGCAGTGAACACTGTCCCGTACCAGACAACCCTATACGTCCCAGGAAGGAATTTACTCCTCCGACCAAGACGCAGGTTACGTTGTCTACATTCGTCGACACCAATGCACAGAAGCGCCGAAGGGCTTATTTCGTGGTTATTTGTATAAACCACACCCTTGTCGATCTTGCATATTAAGGTCTCGAGATACAGGCTAGTCCGGCGATACAGGGAATAAGAGTACACGATTCTGTTATGCAAATCCTTAACGGATTGAAGCATCTCAGGCGTTAGCCTCTTATTTATATCCTCCTTCAAACGAATCGGAGTGACGTCGACGCCTTTGTAAGCGTCTAAACCACATGATTCTCTGAAGTTGCCTTTATAGAAGGACTTACCTTTGTTAACTAACAGGCCCGCCCTTGCGAGCCCGTCCATAACCGGCTTAGCGTACTTACCGTGAACTGCGACATCGTCGCCAAAAACACGGCACCGCCGAGCCAGGCCTCTAAGTTCTCTCGTCGTTAGACGAGAGACACTGTCGAGCGTATAACCTTCGTGCACAGCTATGCTGGCCACGGAGATCAATATACATACTAGACTAAGAACCGCGAACGTCTTTCCATCGCCCATAGGGCTAAGGAAATTCGGGCGGATGATACTCCCATCAGGGAGCTCAATTATACTCGGTCTAGTAGCCATCAACGCGATATAATCACGTCTTTTGAACAAGAACCGCACTAACTGTTTAGTAATCCGATCCGACGCATCTTTTAGATCTAAGGTTGCCCACATCGAGGAATAACTCCCCTCGTAGGCTGCCTCTCGACTCTTGATTTGCGAGGATGGATCGTAGCAGTCAATGAACCAGTTCTCTCTCACGAACTCCTTAATAGCGCAGTCCTGTCCTTTTTGAAGGAACATCGCTGCGGTAGGAGAGGTAAAGACCCCACGTGGGCCTTTCCATGTCTTCGGCACTAACGCCAGCTTAGCTCGTACGAGCTTTTGCTTCCGACGGTCGAAAAATCGTTGCCTTTCAGCAAGATTATCACCGCATTCGGAGAAGTACCAGTGAGACGCAATTCCCCATCTGGAGCCCGCATAGCGGGTCATTTGGGAGTACTCCGTAGCCAGGTAGAAACCCTTCTCGTCTAGTGCCGCTTTTTCGCGGACTGCCCCGGGGCCGTGGGCCCCGAGCTTAACAACGTTAGACGCGGTTAAGTCGAGTGGATTTCTAGCCAAGCGTAGCAGATAGCGAGCAATCAGGAGAACCTGATCGTTAGTATCAACCACATAAGAAGCGTTTGCGAGTTCGATAGCGCGTAGACTTTTAACATAGTCTCGGCGCATATCATTCGTTACGTTTGTCTTTACTTTCAGGAGAAAACAGCAGACTTGGTACAATCTCTTAAAGCCACTGGAATGACCGATAATGAGCGGGGTAACCCGATCACACCAGCTATCCAGCCACTCATAGAGTATAACCAGATCTGCAGACTCTCCGTTCTCGGCGAAGCTTAGGAGGTATCGCTTAGCGATTTCCAGCTCTCTCAGTTGTGGCTCGCGCCACATTTGAAGTCCGAGGTCCATGCACAGGGATTTGAACAGTTGTGATATATTATTCATAACCAAGTATAACCTCTGCACTATGACGATTGCTCCGTTTTAGGGAGTCAGCTACGGATTGACTGACCGTAACTATTGATAGACAGACCTTATGCACTAGTGCACATAAGGACCAATAAGCGCAGTCAGCGCTTATTCCAAAACATCGACATTAATCTCCGAACAACTACTCCAATGAAGGTGATAGCTATCCGTTTAATCAGTGGCGACATTTCATTCTTCAAAGCTACCAATTCGACTTCGTCCTCACGGACGGTCGAATATGTGGTAGATGCGGGGGCGGCGGTATCACTTGTACGTCCCTTTTCCCGTTTAAGGGAATCAGGCGTAGTTGCAACAACCGTTTGCGCGCATTTTGAAGAACTCGATCCCAGTTGCTTGAGCCATGGGCAGGAGAAGGACTTACAGAGACTTTTAAATCGCTGTAAGAGAACCCGATTAGGGTTCTTAGTTCTTCTCAAGCACGGCGGCAGGTCACTTTTCACCGTTGAAAAGCTGACGGAGGATGGCAGCGTTGTCGGCCAACAGAGCTCCACTGAGGAGTTCGTAGTTGGCGACGCATTCAGCCTCCGTCTGATCTGGTGGGATGATGAACTCGTGCTTGCACTTGGACAGTGATTGCGAAATCACGTTCGAAAGTGCATCCTTGCGAGCAAGGATTTGCGCGAGGGTGATCGTAGCCGTGTGGACGCCAGCGGTGGACCGTTTATGACGGATTCCGATGGTTGTCGGGGACAGGCCATCAGCGCCAGGATTACGACGAAGCTCTTCCAACGGATCGACATTGTCGACACGAGGGAAGTTAATCGCCGCGCCAGGGAGCTGAGTGGCACCGACAGTTGAAGCTACGAGCTTTTTGATAGACAGTTGATCGTTCATAGGTATTGCATCAATTAACGTATTGATCAAACGTGCATTTACTCAATGCATGAGGCCTAGGGCGAGAAGAAAACTGCGGTACAGACGGCCTGGAGAGGCCTTCCGTGCAATTTTGTACCCTTGAAACAAGTTAGGCTTACTTGATATACTCCGCGTGAAGCGAGAGTACGTGTTAACAATAGCTATAGTCTGCTCGTCAGTTAAGAGAGCAGAATACGGCGTGATCGGCTGCGTTAGTAATCTTCTGGTTGGCTTGAAGCCACCATAGTACTTTGCAGCAATCGTCTCCTCTCGAATAACCTTCCGGGTCACCCAATAACACGAGTTGAACTCGGGATTGGAAAGGACCCAGGCTCTATCGAGTAGATCATCTACACTAAGTAGATAATCGACGACGAACGACCAGGGAACCATCTGCCAGATAGACTGGAGCGGATTCGCCCCCGTTAAACGTTCGACATAGTCAGCGGCCTTTCTAAAGGCTTCTGATTGATATGTCGGACGATCGACGGATAAGCGGAGACCGCCGGTCCTCTGAACCGTGGCCCTGAGCGTGTGTTCCAGGTAGGGAAACATGACGTTTGTCATGCTTTTCTGCGACACCGGTAACCCGGTGAAGTTGTCACGGTTACTCACCGTAACGACGATCCTACGGGACTTCTGATCATCAAGCTCCTTCACAACACGGCGTATGTCAGACACCGTGGGTAACAGACCGAACATTACGTTCAGTTGCCCACCTACGATTAGTTGGCGGTAGTGCTTGAGTCGCGCAGAACGTGATGAGGACAAACCACTGGTAAGTGCGGAAGACCGCAGTCTTTCAATGGCTCCTCCTATACGACTACGCTTTTTGAACCAGTCGAACATTCGTGGGAAGTCTTGCGACTCCTTGAATGCAACAGCAGAATCGAAGCCCGATAGGGCCGACATCGCTTTCGACTCCAGACCATAAAGGAGGTCTGTTGTAGGTTCACCTGGTATAACGTCATTGGCAGTGTATGCATCGAACGTTCCGATAGGTAATGCTTGGGCCGCGGAAAGCGGCCCAGTACTAGCATATACCGCAGCGGGATTGTCTTCGCACACTGTCGAGTTATAACTCACGCGCACAGAACGGACGGATCCATTCTTCGGTACGAACGATACTTGGGGCATTTGGTCGACAAAGCGTTTGACATGGTCACACGCATTGAACTGAAATGCCTTCGAGGATCGTGGCGTCACATCGTCAGTCATGGTCTCAACGAGACCAGCTTGTTTCGAAACGGAACTGTTTTCAGCTTGAAACGCTACTAGCGGTAAGCAGTCCTGGTTCCCTTGCGGGCCAGTGACAACTGTCCCACGCAGATAGTTAATCTGAGTAGTTGCGGAGTAGGTTTGTTTGTTGTTTTGAGTTCGATGTCTCATAGTGTGATTTATCGTGAGCAGGTCCC